TTATGGCCGATAAAAAAATGACTGAAGAAGAACTATTATCTCGCGTTAGAAACGAGATAACATCTTCTTTGGGTTATGGTGATACTATTTCCAAGCAGCGAGAGACTGCTGTAGATTATTACTATGCTGAACCTTTTGGAAATGAAGTAGAAGGCCGTTCACAGTTTGTTGATTCTACTGTTGCTGATACTATTGAGTGGATAAAACCATCCTTGATGAGGGTATTCGCATCTGGCGATGAGATGGTAAAATTTGCACCATTTGGCCCAGAAGACGTGCCAATGGCAGAACAGGCTACGGATTATGTAAATTTTGTTTTTATGAAAGATAATCCCGGCTGGGAAATTCTTTATTCTTGGTTTACTGATGCGCTTTTACAGAAGAATGGTATAGTTAAAGTCTGGTGGGAAGAGACAGAGGATATAGTAAAAGAGGAATATAGGGATTTAACTAATATGGAGTTAGAATCTCTTGTATCCCAAGAAGACGTAGAAGTAATAAAACACACTTCTATACCACAACCCTCTGACACACCTGTTGCTGTAGAGGAATTAGAAGTTTTACATGATGTAATCATACATCGTAATCTAACTGAGGGAAGGATCAGGGTAGAGAATGTACCACCCGATGAATTTTTAATCTCTAGGGAGGCTAAAAGCATCGAGGATGCACGTTTTGTTTGCCATAGGGTAAAAACAACCCTTTCTGACTTACGTGAATTGTATGGCGATTTAGACCCGGAAGAACTGGGTAATGATACAGAGAATAATTTTCCCACAGTCTCTGAACCACTGGCTAGATTTAGGTTTGATGATTCATCTACATTTGGTGGTATGGGTGATGTTGAAGAAGAGGAAGCATTAAAAGAATATTGGCTGCATGAGAGTTTTCTTTATACGGACTATGATGGAGACGGTATAGCCGAATTAAGAAAGGTTTGCACGGTTGGTGATAAAGTATTGGCTAATGAGGAAATTGATTCCCAGCCTTTTGTTTCATTAACCCCGATTAAAATTCCGCATAAATTCTTTGGATTATCTGTCGCTGATCTGGTTATGGATTTACAGTTGATCAAGTCAACTCTTATGAGGAACTTGATGGATAATATGTATAATCAGAACTTTGGCAGGTTTGCGGTTTTAGAAGGGCAAGCGAATTTGGATGATTTGCTCACACAAAGACCGGGCGGTATAGTCAGGGTTAAAGCACCCGGCGCAGTAACAAGATTAGATACGCCGCAATTAGAACCGGCAGCATTCCAGATGCTTGAATATCTGGACGGGGTTAGAGAAGCCCGCGCTGGAGTAAATAAATATTCTCAAGGGATGAATGATAATGCTTTAACATCCCACACTACGGCTACGGCTGTTAATTCTGTTATGACTGCCGCGCAGTCAAGAGTGGAATTAATTGCGCGTAACTTTGCAGAAACTGGTGTTAAAAGACTTATGAGGGTGATTTATTCTCTCTTGATAAAGAATCAGGATAAAGAGAGAGTAGTTAGGCTGAGAAATATGTGGGTTCCTGTTGATCCTTCCGCGTGGAACAGTAAAGCAGATTGCACTGTTGCAGTTGGATTGGGTCATGGAAACCGTGATCAGCAAATGATGCACCTGTCTACAATGATACAGTTTGCATCTCAAGCTATGGCTGGTGGACTTAGGATTGTAAATGAACAGAACCTTTACAATATGGGTGCGCAATTAGTCAAGAATATGGGTTTTGTTAATGTTGATGATTTTCTTACTGATCCATCGCAGCAACAACCTAAACAACCCTCAATGCAGGAACAAATTGAACAATCAGAAATGCAAATAAAGAAAGGTGAACTAGATATTAAGATGGCCGAGATTCAGATAAAAGCGCAGAGATTGCAACTTGATGCTAGAAAGAACGAACAGGATATAGCACTAAAAGCAGCAGAATTAAGTTTAGAAGCTGAACAAGAAAGGCCAGTTGCTATAGGATAGGAGAATATAATGCCTCACAAAACCAAACCAAAGAAAGGAAAGGGTAAAGGAAAACCAAAATATTAAATGTCTGATGAACAAAGAGAGGAACACGCTAAACGCCTCCTCAGAGATGAGTTATTTATTGAAGCATTTGATGTATTAAGAAAAGATTTAATGGATCGCTGGGCAGCCAGCGGTTCCACAGAATTGGAAGCCAGAGAATCAATCTGGCTTGCGATGCGACTGCTTGACAAACTTTATGGTCATGTACAGTCCATAGTTGAAACTGGACACATGAATAAGGTTATGGAAAAGCAACACCCATTTATCTGAAAGAGGAAATAAACTATGGCGGACAAGCAACCTGCCCCGCAAGCACACGAAGAACAAACGCAACCCGGAAGTTTATGGGAAGCGCAAGAGGCATTACTCAAGTTAGCGGAACCCGAAGGGGAAACTCCTGAAACTGAGGAAGCCGCACCTGTAGAAGAGGAAGAGTCTACTGAGGAAACTCAAGACGAATCATTGGAAGAGGAAACTGAAGAAGAATCTGAAGTTGAAGATGAATCTGAAGAGTCTGACGAAGAGGAGGAAGTAGAGGAACTTTATACTTTAAGAGTTGATGGACAAGAAGTAGAAGTAAGCCTAGATGAACTTCTTAAAGGCTATAGCCGACAGTCAGATTATACCAAAAAGACGCAGGAAATTGCTGAACAACGTAAGCAAGCGGAACAATTGCAGCAGCAATATGGTTCCGAAATTGCACAGATTCAAGCCGAGCGTCAGCAGTATATGGAATCACTGCAAAACGTGATACAAAATTCAATGCCGGCCATTGAGCAGTTTGGTAATGTTGATTGGGACAGATTGAAAGATGCTGATCCAATCGAATATGTAAAAAAGAAGGAAGAGTTTCGGGAGGCGCAGGAAAAAGTCCAAGGTATGCAAATGCAGTATCAACAGGCATATGAACAACAGGCTTATGAGGCGCAAGAACAGTTTAAGACTCATGTTCGTAATGAACATATGAAATTTGCTGATATAGTTCCAGAATGGAAAGAAGAAAAATCCCGAAAAAAACTTGCTACTGATATACGAGATTATGCTATAAAGGTGGGATATTCGGCAGAGGAAGTTGGTCAACTTGCAGATCATAGATCGCTTCTTGTTTTGATGAAAGCGCAGAAGTACGATGAATTACAAAATGCTGATTTAAAAACCAAAAAGTTAAAAAATAAGGCAAAGGTAGTTCGCTCGGGAACTGGAAAATCAAAAGAAGATAGTAAAAAATCCCGCACTGCAAAAATGAAACGTCTCCGACAAACAGGCCATGTTGATGATGCGGCTAATTTGTTGGAAGATTTAATGAATTCCTAATAAGGAGAAAAACAAATGGCAATTGCTACAAATACGTCACTGACTTATTCGTCAGTAGCGATTCGTGAAGACTTGTCAGATGTAATTTACAATATCGCTCCTATGGACACACCCTTTATGTCAGGTTGTGCTAAACAAAGTATTGATAACACTTTCTTTGAATGGCAAACTGATTCTATTACGGCTGGTGCAACTAACCGTAAAATTGAGGGCGATGACAGTATTGCTGCCACCGCACGGGTGCTTCCAACGCGACTTGGAAATTATGCCCAGATAAGTCAATATGTAACCCAAACGTCAGGAACTGACGATGCGGTTAATTACGCCGGTCACGGCAAACATCAAGCCTACCAACTCGCGAAGAATGGCAAACGCATGAAGCGCGATATGGAAGGTATGTTGCTTGAAAACATTGTACGCGCCGCTGGTAACTCAACCACGGCTAGGGCAACGGCTGGCGTTCCTGCTTGGCTTGCTACCAACTATGTATCCATGAACCCGACAAGTGGTTCACCGGCTGCTGGTGCAACGGGTACGACTGCAATGACAGAAGCTACTGCTACTGCTTCCATTACGGAAGCTGGCATTAAGAATGTCATTAAAGACTGCTATGATGCTGGTGGTAATCCTGACTTGATCTTAGCCCCGTCTGCTATTAAACAGGCAATCTCTGATCTAGCGCAGTCCGTATCATCCCTCAGAACAGAAACTAAGGGTGATTCACCTGCACACGTCGTGGCCGCTGTTGACGTTTACGTCAGCGATTTTGGTACGTTCAGAATCGTGAGTGACCGTAATGTAAAAAGCACGGAACACGTTTTCTTTTTGGATATGGACTTTTGGGCTATTGGTTGGCTCCGTCCTTTCCAGACTGTCGAACTTGCGAAGACTGGCGATGCCCACAAGCAACTCTTGCTTGCTGAGTATGGCTTAGTTTCCAAGAACGAAAAGTCAAGCGGTATCCTTGCTGATGCAAAAGAGTAGATAAGTACCGGGGGGTGGGGCAACCTGCCCCCCATCTTATGCAAGAATTAGAAACTAACTGTCCTAATATTAAGGACGAATACGGCGGTAAAGTAGTATTTCCATTTGGGCCGTGTATTTACCAGAACTTTATTTCTGATGAATTGAGAAACTCTCTCCTT